GATCGGCGCACGATCGGCGCACGATCGCGACATTTAGGGCTATGATCGCGTGAGATGACCTCAAGAGCCGAAGAGTTACGAGCGGATGTGATGTCTCGCGTGCTTGGATACGCGGAACACATCGTCACTGGCCAGATCCCAGCCAACAGGTGGGTCTATGCGGCGGCAAAGCGCTTCCAATCTGACCTGCTCCGCACCGATGTCTACACGGACTGGGAGGAGGTGGTAAAGCTCAACACCTTCTTTGAGTCTCTGACCCTGATCGGTGAGTGGTCTGACCAGCATTTCAAGCTCCACGACTGGCAACTGTTCGTAGTTTCTAACATCATCTGCTCAAAGTTCTCCCGCAACAAGAAGAAGCGGTTCAAGTTAAGTCTCTGTCAGGTGGCCAGAGGCAATGGCAAGACCACCCTGATGGCCGCGCTCGGCCTCTACGACTTCCTCGAAGGCGAAGGCAAGCGCGTCAGCGTGATCGGCAACAGCGAGCAGCAAGCCACCCTCACGCTCGACACCGCCAAGACAATGCACCGAAAACTGATGAAATCTGCAGGCGTTGACGCTGACATCGGCATCCGTTGGGACAGGATCAGCGACACAGACCGCGATTGCGTGTTTGAAGCGCTCCCCGCACAGGAGCGGAGCCTTGACGGGCGCAATGATTCTCTGTGGATCGCGGACGAATGCGCCGAATATAAGGGCCGATTTCTCACCAAACTGCTTACGACGGGTGCCAAGCGGACCCAATCGAGCGGCATTCTGATCACCACTCCAGGCTCAAACACGGAGAACCACTACGGTGAAATCGTGAAGCAGTGCGAAGGCGTGTTAGATGGGACCATCGAGGATGATTCAATCTTCGCCATGCTCTATGGCATTGACGCAACCGACAAGATCGAGGACGAAGAGGCTTGGATCAAGGGCAACCCTGGTATGTCCTACGGCCAGCCAGAACTAACTTCTCTGCGTCGATCGTTCAACACCATGAAGCAATCACCGATGGGCAGGAGCGAATTCACGCGCTACCACTGCTCGCGAGTCGATGACAACACGGGCGGCTGGCTAGATATGGAGCTTTGGAAGTCCAACAACGACCCCACATTCGATTGGAAATCGCTCGAAAACAGGCCATGTTGGGGCGGTCTTGACCTATCTAAGTCGGGTGATATGACTGCTTTCGTGCTCGCCTTCCCGCTCGATGACGGGCGCATTGCCCTCAAAGGTCGGTACTGGTTCCCCTCTGAAGGGCTTGCACAGCGCGAGTTAGATTATAGAATGCCCGTGCGGACATGGGCCGCAGAGAAGAAGTTAGAACTTAGCATTGGCAGAGAGATCGACTATGAGCAAATTCGTATCGCAATAAATGAAGAGCACAAACTGTTCGACATTCGCGGAATTGGTTTCGATAGTTGGGGATCTAAGTATCTCGCTGAGACTCTCGTCAATGATGGTGTACCACTTATGACTTACCGCATGGCAATCGCGACCTTTGGTCCAGGTTGTCAACTGTTCCAGAATCTCTGGAGCGGCAAGAAGTTCATTATCAACGATGATCCAATCATGCGCAGAGCAATGGCAGAGTGCATCGCGAAGCGCGATCTACATGGAAACATTAGGCCTTCTAAGTCTCGACAGTCGTGCATCATCGATCCTCTCGTTGCAGCAATCATGGCTGTGCACTCATGGGGGGGACAAACTAAGTCCTCATACGAGAGCGAAGATTTCATCGCGGACAACCAATGAACAGAATCTCGAAAGTCACAAACAGCATCAGGACTTGGTTCTATGGAATCCCAGCCATGGTGCCTGGCTACTACAGCGAGCAAAGCCCAACCATCTATGCATCAGCGTCAAACGCTCTGCAATTCACCCCTGTCTACCGTGCTGTAAATCTCATCTCTAATGATCTAGCACGCACACCGCGAGACTTTGACGATGCCAACATTGAGCAACTCTTCACGCGCCCGAATCAGTTTCAGTCTGGCTTCGATTTCCTTCGCGCTGTGACTGCTGAAACTCTTTTGTACGGCAACAGTTTCGTGCTGATCAATCGCCGCAAGGGCGGCGGGGTCTACGAGCTTGTCCACCTAGTGCAGGGCACCGTCTCGATGGACCTGACTGCTGGCTATCCCCAGTACAAGACTAAGGATTTCGGCGTGCTGTCCGCTGATCAAGTGATTCACTTGAAGGCAGGCATTGTGAGTGGGTACATGGGCACCTCACCGATTGGTGTTTCTGCTCGCGCAATCACCATCGCGATGTCACAGGAGGCAGCAGTGTCCTCTTCGATCGAATCAGGTGGCAACCCGCGCTTGGCTTTCATCCACCCGAACACGCTCAACGAAGCAGCGCGGCAAGCGATCAGCAATCAATACTTGAAGAATCACACAGGCAAGAACTCTGGACGACCCGTCGTGCTTGCAGAGAACATGAGGATTGAGCAACTGTCATCTGCCAACGAAGATTCAGGGCTTGAAGCAGCGCGGAAATACTCGATCACCGATGTATCGAGAATCTACGGGGTGCCAGTGTGCTATCTCAGCGAGACGGGCTCCAGTGTCTACGGTTCGCTTGAATGGTCTTCGCGAGCCTACTTGGACAACTGCCTGAGCCACTGGCTGGAGACTTGGAAAGCAGAGATCTTTCTGAAACTCAACACCGTTGTGAGTTTTGACACTGATTTCATCACGCGACCCACACTCGTTGAGACCTATGCAGCGCTCCGAACTGGTGTTGAAGCAGGCATCATCACGCCCAACGAAGCGCGTGCAGCGCTCGACTACGCGCCAATTGATGGTGGAGACGATCGCGTGCTGGCCTTAAACATGGGCACTGGTGGCGGTCAGACCAACATCGGCACCGACACCTCCAAGCAACAGGATACACCTAGCCAATGATCACGCGATCGTCAACCATTTCAGCATCACGCGAAGGCAACACGCTCAGTGGCTACGCGATCCGTTGGAATGACGAATCTCGCGTGATCCGCGAGCAGGGCAAGGTCTTCACGGAGCGCATCGAGCGCTCTGCGTTCGACATCAGCGGCAAGGGCTTCGATGACATCAAGTTGTTTTTCCAACACAACAACGAGATGCCATTAGCGCGGACCAACAACAATTCACTGAGGCTGACCAACGACCCCAGTGGTCTGTGGTTTGAGGCCGAATTGCCCAACACGACGCTTGCAGCTGACATCAAAGACTTGCTCAATCGAGGCACCCTTGATGGCTCGATGTCGTTTGGGTTCACAGCAACAGACATCCGATGGAGTCGAGACGGTCAATCGCGATCAATCCACGAAGGGAAACTCTTTGAGATCTCTCTGGTGGTTGACCCCGCCTACAAGAACACGCAATCAGAACTTCGCAGTGACAGCATTGTGCTGCTCACTGAGCAAGAAATTGAAACCAAGCGGATCAATCAAATCCGCAGAAACAGGACAACGAAATGACACGCCAAGAACTCATTGAGCAGCGCGGTCTCGCGACCACTGCTCTCCGCGACGAACTCAACACTTGGGAAACCAAGAACCGCGCATCAGCCAACGATTACGATCGGGTTGCTGTTGGCCTGTCGAAGGACAAAGTCGAGCGCATCGAAGCAGACCTTGACCGAATCGATTCACAGATTCGCGCAATGGACAAGGATTCAGCCTTCAAGAAATCCGAAGCGGAACCCCAGTTTGACACTCGTCGTGCAGGGGCATCCGCTCCATCGACTGGAAGCGAAGATTTCTACAACGCGCTTCGTTGTGGGGATGCTGCCTACTTCAAGCGCGTGATGTCCGTTGGACCAGCTGGTGCAGCACCAACGAGCGCGGTGGTGCCCAACGAAATCTCGCTGATCATTCGCGAGAAATTGAACAAGATGTCAGTCATGCGAAGCATCTCAACCGTCTACAGCGTCGATGGTGCGCTGAAGATTCCCGTTGAGAATGCCTTGCCGACAACTTACTTCCTTGCGGAGTCTGCAGCAGTCACAACTTCTGATGCAACATTTAGCGCATCGGTGCAGGTCACTCCGTACCGTTTTGCTACCAAGACCACTCTCACAAATGAGTTCTTGGCAGATGCTCAAGCAGGTGGTGGCCTCGATTATGTCGCTCGAAAGGTTGGCGAATCAATGGCGTTGAAGCAGAACTCCTACTTCATGAACGGCACCAACAGCACAGAGCCCCAGGGTGTGTTCACCGCAACACAAGCAGCGCTCAACTCTGCCTCACAGGTTGCGTCTGATCTCGGTAGTGCTGCTGTGACCACTGTGGATGGCGATGACATCATTGACCTGTATTTCAAGCTCGGTTCTCCGTACCGCAACAGCGCGTCATACATGACCTCTGATCTCGCGCTGAAGTCAATCCGCAAGCTGAAAGACAGCGCGAATCAGTACATCTGGCGACTCGCTGAAGACACTGGTGGTCTCAACCTTGGTTTGAACGGGACACTGATGGGCCGCCCTGTCTACACCGATCCAGACATTGTGACTACCACCACCAACGGCGCTGTCGCAATCGTGTTTGGTGATTTCAAGGGCTACGAAATCTTCGATCGTCCGATGCTCGAAATGCTCATTGACCCGTACTCGTCTGCGGGTACTGGTGAAACGATTCTCTACACGACCTCCCGAATGGACGCAAAGATTCCGCAACTCTCCAAGTTCGTGTTCACCACGATCTAAAGGCAATCTTTCTCTCTCCAGGGGAGGGCGGCGGGGAACTACCGCCCTCCCTTTTGCAAGGCCCAAATGTCAATACCCACACTGCAACAGATCAAGACTGCGCTGAAGATCGCGTACACCACCGACGATGCAGAACTGCTTCGCCTGCGTGATGCAGTGATGTCATTCATCAACTCTTACACGGGGGTGAATATGCAGGTGGGTAACAAGACCCAGTATCTCACCCTGTGGGATCGCGCTCGTTTCGACGAACAGCCATTTGCAGCGCTGACAAGCGTGCAGTACTACGACACATTAAACACGCTGACGACAATGCCAGCCACCGATTACTACCTTGATCGGAGTGACCCGCCAAGCGTGTTCATCATCTTCAGTGGGTTCCCCGCAATCTACGAGAACACGCAGATCCTGTTGAACTACACCGCTGGGCATTCTGATCTCCCTTCAGACCTGCAGCACGCTGTGATTTCATTCGTTGGTGCCTGGTACAACAACCCTGAGGCGTTGAGCCCGATCACGCTGCAGGAGGTGCCTATGAGCGCTCGATTTATCCTTGACACCTTGAAGGTGCGAGGATCGCTCACATGATCGGCGCGGGAACCATGAAATGGGATTGCTCAGTCAGACGCAGAGACGCTGTCGATACTCTCGGCAAGCGCACGAACGCTGAAACAGTGGTGACATCGTTCCGATGCGCTGTGTACGACAGCGGGGCCACCGAACAGGACTACGCAGGAGGAGCAGCAGAGTCTCGCTCCTACGAAGTCAAGACTCGGTGGACATCGACGATCGCTGCACTGAGCTCGCGCTGCTACTTCGTGCTTACCGACGGTGTCAGCACGATCACAGCAAACATCACAGGCACCACCAACAGCCACATGAAGAACCGCGAACTGGTGTTTACCGTTGAGGAGATCATCAAGTGAGCATCTACACCGCAGTCAAGGTGATGCTCCAGTCGATGACTACCGTCGCGGATGCTGACATCACCTACGGTCAACGCAATCAGACTTCAGCAACATTCCCCTGCATCACCTATCTGATCGACAGCATCGAGGATTTGTCGCTGGGCTCAAACCCGCTCCGCAAGTGCACGATCACCATCAAGGTTTACTCTTTGGCCTCTGCGCTTGAAGCGGTCTCAATCTCTGCTGATGTGGTGACGGCTGTTGCTACTGGCACATTCGATTCGATCGTCTTTCAAGGGGTGGCGCAAGTCATCAGCATCCTCGAAGAACCGACAAGCGGTGACGGCGAAGAGTCGAACCCGTTCACCTGCACCACTACCGCTCAAATCTACTACCAAGCATAAAGGCTCGCCATGGCTTCTACCTCATCAGTTGCATCGTTCATTTACAATTCAGTTACCCATGCTGCAGTGGGATCATGCGCGGTTTCATCACAGCGCCCCGTGATCGATGTCACCTACATCGGTTCGTACAACACCTACTCGGCCCCAGGATTGTTGTCGACAGCGCTGACGCTTGATGTCTTCATCGACTGCACATCACACGCGACACTCCTGACAAACCTTGCCGACGCTGAGATTCCGCGAGCGTTCACGGTGACATTTGTCACAGGGGACACCATTACGGGCACCGCCTATGTGACAGGATTTGACGCTTCAATTGTGTCTGGTGATGTCTCACGCGCATCGTTTACGCTTGTATGCGATGGCGCAGTTACCTTTGATGGGAATGTTGCAGTCAAGGGAGCATCTGAACCAGCATGAGCGTAAAGAAGTCACCAGTTGATGTGCGCTCGATGTTCCTGCTGAAGGATCAATTCGTAGATGTGCGCGGGATATCTCTTTGCCTGCGAAGGCCAAGCGTGCTTGATTTCATTGCGGCCATCGAGTTCTCGAAGAAGTGCCCAGACCATTTCAGCGCTTGGCTTGTCTGGCAACACTTGCACCAATCAACACTGCCTGTCTTCTCTTCTTTGGACGATGTGCTGCAATGCGATGTCTCGCTAGTCAACGAGATCGCGGAGCACATTGAGAAGCTCTACGGTGAAGGAAAACATTGACCCCACAGCGCTACGGGTGCTACTCGCTGTCAGGGATATCACTGCACTTCCGCTCGATCAACAGTGTTGTCTTCTCGCTCTTCAGTTGAAG